ATGCACCGAAAGTTCCCCATGTAACCGCCCTGTTTGCCCTGTGTGGGCTTTCAGAGCACTTGCCGAGAAACTGCCCAAAGTCAAAACCGGCCCCACACAGGCGAACTGTGCGGGGCTTGGTTGGTGGCTGCGATTTCCGGAGATGCCTTTTCCATTGTACTGTATTTTACCATAGAAAAGCAAGTTTATCCAGTGTCAGATCCACCAAATATACAGCGGAAATATCGCCTTATGTTCTGTACATTTAGCCGCTTGCTATACGCCCAAAGGTATGGTAATATACAGTTACCGAAAGGGAAAACAACCAAAAAAACGGAGGAAAGCACAATGGTAGCATACGGAATCGCAAAGGCAAGAGCAAAGGCAAACAGAACGGACTGGAACGAAAGAACCGAAATCACAAAGGCGGTCATCACTTGGTTTGATGAGAATTACGAATACGACCTTGAAATTGAAAACGAGGACAGAATGGACGATGAAGAGTTCACAGACTGGGTTGAGAAAAATGCAGAAAGCCTTGCAAAGGCAGATGCAGAAGAAAATGAAACGATTTTTGAGGGCATTGACAGAATTGACTTCAAGGAAGACTACATCGACGACGATGCCCTTTTTGATGAGGAATACGAAAATGCCTGCGAATTTGAATGGGAAAGTATGACGGGAAGATAAACCTTCCTCACTCTTTCCAAACAGCCCCTGATTCAAGGGGGCTGTGGCTCGTACCGAAGAAATATAGTACACAAAATACAGCTGTTATGTTTGTGCAGTATATTTCTCCGATATGACTTGCTATACTTGAAATTGTATGGTAATATACATCATGCCAAGAGGCAAAAACAACGAAAACAGGAGGAAAAAACAATGTGGACAGAAGGAACGATTCGGGTTGGAGCAAGCGTATTTCACTACTGGGTGAAACACTATGAGGAGCCTTCCATTTACGGCTACGAGGAAGGCAGAGCCTCGAAAATCTCCCTGCGGCGAAATGCTGAAACGGTTTTCAACTTCGACCGTGGCTTGGACGTACCGCCGACGGATGCGGAAACTGAAACCGCCCTTGCAATTCTGCTGAAGCAGTACAACTAAACCAAACAAAATTCCACACAAAAAAGCCGGAGCCGAAAGGCTCTGGTGGTCGTACACCTGATTTGGGTTCGTGTATGATACACAAGAAACCACAGAAATTTCGGCGTTTTTTCTGTTCATTTAGCCGCTTGCGATCCTTGAATTTGTATGGTAACATGGTTACAATGGGAATGGAATCTGGATTACAAAACAGCTCCCTTGAGGGCGTTAAAATAAATGATGCAGACTTGCTTTTTGGCAGGTCTTTTTTGTTGGAGGTGAGAACAATGGCAAAATTCAAACCGACCCGTTTTATGGCGGAGGATTCCAAGTATAACAAAAAGGCGGCTGATTATGCTGTCTCTTTTATTGAATGCCTCAGCCACACCAAAGGCACATGGGCAGGAAAGAAATTTGAACTGCTGAACTGGCAGGAACAAATTATCCGTGACCTGTTTGGAATCTTAAAACCGAACGGCTATCGTCAGTTTAACACGGCATACATCGAGATTCCCAAGAAGAATGGCAAATCAGAACTTGCTGCTGCGGTTGCCCTGCTGCTCACCTGCGGTGACGGCGAAGAACGTGCGGAGGTGTATGGCTGTGCTGCTGACCGCCAACAGGCTGCCATAGTGTTTGATGTGGCTGCCGACATGGTGCGAATGTGCCCTGCCCTTTCCAAGCGAGTGAAGATCCTGACCTCACAAAAGCGTATTGTGTACATCCCGACCAACAGTTTCTATCAGGTGCTTTCGGCAGAAGCCTATTCCAAGCACGGCTTTAACATTCACGGGGTTGTGTTTGATGAACTGCATACGCAGCCGAACCGAAAGCTCTTTGATGTTATGACCAAAGGCTCCGGCGATGCCAGAATGCAGCCTTTGTATTTTCTCATCACCACAGCCGGCACTGACACAAATTCAATCTGCTATGAGGTACATCAAAAGGCGAAAGACATTCTGGAAGGCAGAAAGCACGATCCGACTTTCTATCCTGTCATTTACGGTGCAGATGAATCCGAGGACTGGACTGACCCCAAGGTGTGGAAAAAGGCAAATCCGTCACTCGATAAGACCATCGGAATGGATAAGGTGGTGGCTGCGTGTAATTCTGCAAAGGAAACTCCCGGTGAGGAAAATGCGTTTCGGCAACTGCGTTTGAATCAATGGGTAAAACAAGCGGTGCGTTGGATGCCGATGGAAAAATGGGATAAATGCAAGGTCGTTTTTGATGAATCCGAACTCGAAGGAAGAATCTGCTATGGTGGACTCGACCTTTCCAGTACAACAGATATAACGGCTTTTGTACTTGTCTTTCCTCCGACTGAAGATGATGTGCATTATTATGTTCTTTCATATTTCTGGCTACCCGAAGATACACTTCCTTTAAGAGTAAGGCGTGACCATGTGCCATATGACATCTGGGAACGGCAGGGGTTTTTGCAGACTACCGAGGGCAATGTGGTTCACTATGGTTTTATCGAAAATTTCATCGATGAACTTGGGCAGAAGTTTCACATCAAAGAAATTGCATTTGACCGTTGGGGTGCGGTGCAGATGTCGCAGAACCTTGAGGGATTGGGTTTTACAATGGTGCAATTCGGGCAAGGATACAAAGATATGTCACCGCCTACAAAGGAACTAATGAAACTGACCCTTGAACAGAAACTCGTCCATAACGGACACCCTGTTTTAAGGTGGATGATGGATAACATTTTCATTCGCCGTGACCCTGCCGGAAACATCAAGCCGGACAAAGAAAAATCCACAGAGAAAATTGACGGTGCGGTTGCCATGATCATGGCTCTTGACCGTGCGATTCGCTGTGGATTGGGTGATTCTGGGGTGAGCGTTTATGATGAGAGGGAGATGTTGATATTGTAAACGGCTCTGCAAACTGGAATTTATCGTTCCTGCACTTCTTTTCCGCTCAGGTGCTCTATTTCAATTTCAAACATCTGAACGGCTCTTCCGGATGATGCCACTTCTTCATCTACCAGCTTTTCATCAGGATAATATTTCATCGCAAATTTCTTTATCAGCGTCATTGTGGCTTCCTGATTTTCGACTAAGTGGCAGCGTCCAAAGACAACCGTACTTTGAAGAAATGGTGCCCACGATTCTTCCTGAATGCGTTCATTACCATATACAGTAAAGCAAACTTTATCACATACTTTCAAACAATCCACTTTATAGCCTGCTTTAGCTCCATGGAAAACAATTTTATGTGAATCTTCATCATATAGATAATTGATCGGTATCGCATAGGGATAACCATTATCACCGTTAACTGCCAGTATGCCACGTCGAGAACAGCGTAGTAGTTCTTTCGCTTCGTCTGTGCTGATTTCATTTTTCTTTTTTCTAATTGATCTAAACATTGAAATTACCTCCGAAAATTCCGATTTGCAGAGCAATCACGCCCTATACCATACCCCTATATTATACCACATCCGCCCCGAAAAAACAACCCTCAGAAAGGAGTATTTCCCATGAATATTTTCAGCCGCCTGTTCCACTCAAGGGACACACCTGCCAACAGCTACGACAGCCCGTCCTACACCTACTTTTTCGGACGAACGAACAGTGGTAAGCGTGTCAATGACCGCACTGCCATGCAGCACACAGTGGTGTATGCCTGCGTGCGGGTTCTGTCCGAGGCGATCGCACAGCTGCCGCTTCATGTGTACAAATACACCGATAACGGAAAAGAGCGAGTGCCACAGCATCCGCTCTATTTTTTACTCCACGATCAGCCAAATCCGGAAATGACATCGTTTGTTTTCCGTGAAACGCTGATGTCCCATCTGCTGATCTACGGCAATGCCTATGCACAGATCATCCGAAACGGCAGGGGTGATGTTATCGGACTGTATCCATTGATGCCCGACAAGATGAAGGTTGACCGTGATGAGAAAAACCGCTTGATATATATTTACAGCCGTTATGATGAAGCCAACCCAAACTTGAAACAGCAGGGCGATATTGTTCTGAAGGCAGAAGATGTGCTGCATATTCTCGGACTTGGCTTTGACGGCTTGGTGGGATATTCGCCGATTGCACTTGCGAAAAATGCGATCGGCATTTCCCTTGCCTGTGAAGACTATGGTTCTACCTTTTTCGCCAACGGTGCCAGTCCATCCGGTGTGTTGGAACATCCGGGAGTCATCAAAAATCCAGAGCGTGTGCGGGATGCTTGGCAGCGTGCCTATGGTGGTTCCAACTCGCATCATACCGCAATTTTGGAAGAGGGCATGAAATACACGCCTATTTCCATCCCCAACAATGAAGCACAGTTTCTGGAAACCAGAAAGTTTCAGGTAGAGGAAATTGCCCGGCTGTATCGAGTGCCGCTTCATATGATCGGCGATCTTGACCATGCCACATTCAGTAACGTGGAACATCTATCATTGGATTTCGTGAAATACAGTCTCGACCCGTGGATCGTTCGCTGGGAGCAAGGTATGATGAAAGATCTGCTTTCTGATTCAGAGAAAGGCAAGTATTTCATCAAATTCAATGTAGAGGGGCTTTTGCGTGGTGACTATGCTTCCAGAATGCAGGGCTATGCTACCGCAAGACAGAACGGCTGGATGTCCACCAATGACATTCGGGAACTGGAGGATATGAATCTGGTGCCGGAAGAACTGGGCGGCAATCTGTACCTCGTAAATGGCAGCTTCACCAAACTTGCTGATGCAGGTGCATTTGCAAAGAAAAATGAAAAGGAGGAAACGACCCATGAAGAATAATCGTTTCTGGAACTGGGTACGCAACGAAGAAACCGGTGCATCGGAGATGTATTTGTACGGTGCGATTGCGGAGAGTACATGGTTTGAAAATGACATCACCCCTGCCATGTTCCGCTCGGAACTGCAAAAACACAGCGGTGATGTGACCGTCTTTATCAACTCGCCGGGCGGCGATGTGTTTGCGGCCAGTCAGATCTATACCATGCTCCGAAACCATCCGGGCAAGGTTACGGTCAAGATTGACGGCATTGCCGCTTCTGCGGCTTCTGTGGTAGCGATGGCTGGAGAAGAAACCTTGATTTCACCGACCGGAATGCTGATGTGCCACAATCCGATGACCTGTGCCATGGGCAACAAGGCAGATATGGAGAAAGCCATCGCACTTCTGGACGAAGTCAAGGAATCCATTATCAATGCTTATGCAGAAAAATCGCATCTCAGCCGCAATAAGATCGCAAGGCTGATGGATGAAGAAACGTGGATGAATGCAGAAAAAGCATTGCAGCTGGGATTTGTAGATGGCATTCTCTTTTCTAAAAAGAATCCGTTTGTTCCAGAAGAACCAGAAAAAACAGATCCAGATGAAGAAGAAACAGAGGAATCTCCTAAAGAAGATCCGGATGAAAAAAAGAAGGAAAGCACAGCATCCATGCTGTACACACCATCTAAAACGCTGGATTCTTTTCTGCAGAAGATTTCTTCAACTGCATCCAAAGGCACGCCGATCAACCAATTGGACAAGCGGCTGGAGCTTTTGAAATATTAAAAACTATAGGAGGACTGATACTATGACAATTCAGGAACTGAGAGAAAAAAGAAGCAAGGCATGGGATACTGCCCGTGACTTTTTGGATTCCAAGCGAAATGAAAGCGGTCTGCTTTCGGAAGCGGACAGCAAGACATACGATGCCATGGAGCAGCAGATCGTGGCATACGGCAAGGAAATCCAGCGGCTGGAACGACAGGCTCAGATTGAGTCAGAAATGAACAAGCCTACTTCTACGCCGATTCAGAACAAGCCGAACGCATCCATTCACAGTGATACCAAAACAGGAATTGCATCTGACGAATACCGTACTGCTTTCTGGAACAGCATTCGCAACCGTAATTTTGCCGATGTGAGAAATGCTCTGCAGATTGGCGAAGATACCGAAGGCGGCTATCTTTGCCCGGACGAGTTTGAAAGAAAGCTCATTTCTGCACTTGAAGAGGAAAACGTATTCCGTCCACTCGCTACAAAGATTCAGACATCAAGTGGAGACCGTAAAATCCCTGTTATCACGCAGAAGGGCGAGGCGTGCTGGATGGAGGAGGAAGAGGCTTACACCCTTTCTGATGACGCTTTCGGTCAGATTGCACTTTCCGCTTACAAGGTCGGTACTGCGATTAAGATCTCTGAGGAGCTTCTCAATGACAGCGTGTTTGACCTGCCTTCCTACATTGCAAAGGAATTTGCAAGAAGAATCGGCACGAAGGAAGAGGAAGCGTTCCTCATCGGTGACGGTAAGGGCAAGCCTACCGGCATTTTCGCTGCAACAGGCGGTGCGGAAAACGGTGC